GCAGATATCTTGTCTGATGCCGGTGGATCAACAAGACCACTGGATCAGGTTCTCGAAGATATGGACAGAAGCTCAATGATGCTAAGAGCACCAATTGATCAGATAAGTGATATTACAGAAGTTGGTATATATCACGGACCTGCTACAGCAGCACAAGCAAAAATACTTGATGCACCTATTGACGGACCGGGAATGATCATGGCATCAAGAGATGCTAGTGGTAACTGGGGTTATTTATTCATGGGGCAGGACATGGTTCTTAGACCAGGAGGAAGACCTTTTGGATCCGCAGTTCCAACATGGACATCAGCAGGAGCTGGTTCTTTTGTTCCTCTTGCAAGTCAAGAGCTCAATATGGATAACAATTTAATCATAAACGTAAGTGATCCTAGAAGTGGTACCACAGGTGAAGATGATGCAGTAAATAAACACTTCATGAATGAAGCACTTGCAGCAAGATCACTGTATCAAGGTGCTTATTCTCCGGGGCATAACCTTCCTGACTTGATTGCACTGTCTGATTCAGACTTTACTCCTCCTGTCGCAGACGATAGCATATCCTCACCGTCGAGTTTAGCTCCATTACCTGCTGCTGGAAACATAACAGTATGGTTTAGACCTGCAGATAATGTATTTGGAACCAACTATCCTATTAATATTTCAAGTGCAATGATTATAACCATTAACATATCTAGTGGTAAAAAAGTTGTATCAAGTATCCCTTCTGGAGATTACTTGACCAAAACAGAAATAGAAGATGCACTAAGAACATCTCTTATTGACATGTCAAAAGGTATTGTAAATGTACACTTCTTCAAGACTGGTTCTGGAAACCTTCCTTGGATTGGTATTGAAACTATCAACTCATATGCTACAGGCGTAGAGTTTGAAGGAGAAAGTGCAACTGCAGGTGGTGGTTTGAGTTCTGGTCAACCAGGAATCAACAACAAAGTTCTTAACTCATACAACTGGGTCGTTGCAACTGTTGATGCAGACAAACCAGAACTTGCACTTCCAGGTATTCCAGGAATTCAAGTTGGTGAAAAACTTTACAACGGTGATGTGCTTCAGTGGTCAGCTACTGTAAACTCATTTGAACTATTCCGTTCTGGTACAGTAACCAAGTCGTTTGCAAATGAAAATTACTGGTCAACAACTGAAGACAACATGAAGTGGCAAAATATTACATATAAAAAAGGTGCAATCGTATTAAGCAATAGAGCCTTTTATCAAGCTTCAAGAGCTATTGTTAGAGGTGAAGCAGAACCAGGAACTCAACAATCTATTGGTATTTGGCAACTTCTTAATGAAGACTCAGGAGCAGTAGTATTCTTTGGTCAAGGTGACTATGATGTTACCCATACAACTGAACAACATAACTGGGGTATGCCTCCAGAAACATATCCACTTAATGATATAACTAGAACTGCAAGACAGCCTCACCATAGAGATATATATCTTGATACTGTTAAAGGATCCATTACTACTTTTGAAGTTAAATCAATTCCTCCTGTATTTACAGTGTCTGGATCTTGTGATGCTGGTTCACCAGTCAATCCTGGGCAGGGTAATCCTAGTAATGGTACGGCTGTATTCCTTGGTGAATTATCAGAAGGACCATCAACAGGACATGAAGATATACTCAACTTCCTTATTGATGGTTCTGTGGCACAGCTTGATATAAACTCATACTATACGTTTGAGAACACAACAGCAGGCAACCTTGCTATTACACAAGGTATGCTAATTGGAGTGAATTTTGGACCAGGAACATCAATGATTATCTGGACAAATGACAAAGATGCACAGCATCATGGTTGGGCTGTAATCAGAGAAGACAGCAGCACCTCTCCATATTACTGGTCATTAAATACTCCGAATCCTACGCCCATTCCGGATGTCATTACTGCAACAACGCATGTAAATGATTTCTATGGAAATGCACTAATCGGTGAGATTAAAATGTGGGCTTCAATGAACATACCGTTCAGACACATGTTGTGTGATGGTACTACTTTTGATGAGCTAGTGTATCCTGAGTTGTATCTAGCACTAGGTGGGTCAAATATACTTCCAGACCTAAGAGGTCAGTTTGTTAGAGGTGCTAGAACTCAAGTAGAAATAGATGGGTTTAATAAGCTCGCCTGGTCAACAGGTAAGCCTAAAGCCTCCATGTATACTGATGAAACAGGTAATCACCGTCATCCAATAACAGTAAGAGATGATGAGTCTAGTACTGGACATGTTGATATGGGTGGTGGTGGTGGAGCTAGAACTTACTATACTGATTATGCTGGAAGTCACAAGCATTACTTGGCTAGTGGTGGTGATGCAGAGACAGCACCTGATCATGTTAAATTGGCTTACATCATTAGATGTTCAAATGGTTAATAGGATCTAAAAATGAATACTATATATGCAAAGTTAGCATTAGCTTTTATGGCACTTCTAAATGTATTTGTTGCGTATATGGTGGTCAGTAAAGTAGAAGGTGCTTCAAGAGGAGGCTTCGTTCTAACTAAGCCACCTATTCAAATATCCTTTAGAGGTGCATATACAGAAATAAATATGAGACACCTAGAGAAACTTGTAGAAGAGGTATCAAAAGTACCTTATGAGAACTATATATTTCGTGAGAATCATAACATCAGACTTAACAGTATTGATGGGAAAAGTGATAACATAAATGTACAGTTGATAGAAAATACAACTAATGTACAAAAAGATGAAGGAGAAGATAATGAAGATCAGTAAAGCTGGGCTAGAGTTAATAGCAGAGTTTGAAGGGTTTAGAAGTAAGCCATATAGATGCCCTGCAGGAGTTCCAACAATAGGTTACGGAACCACCATCTATCCTAATGGAACACATGTCAAAATGAGTGATAAAGCCATAACAAAAGAAGAGGCACTTTCTGTTTTAAAGTATCAGGTAGACAAGAGTTATGGTGCTACTGTGAATCGATATGTGCAAAGAGATATGACACAAAACCAATTCGATGCTATGGTCTCATTCACATATAATCTTGGTTCCGGGAATCTCAAAGCATCTACATTGCTTAAAAGAGTAAACCAAGGTAAGACAAAAAAAGCTGCGAATGAGTTTTTAAAATGGGATAAAGCTGGTGGCAAAAAGCTTGCTGGGTTAACTCGTAGACGTAAAGCAGAAGCTATGCTCTTTCTTGCCTAATAAAATTCATGTATAATACATTAAATAAAAGGAGAGCATATGGATCATATAGATGAAAACAGAGTTGAATATGATGAAGAAACCGGATATGTGAAACCAGTTTCTCTTCAGCCTGATTGGAAGAATGCACCTACTGTAGCAAAACTGAAGAATGATGTTCGTGACGCAGAACCAACATTCAACGCTCATGTCAGAAATGTAAATCATTGGCTTGGTGTTAGAGAAGGAAGATTGAAGGTCAAGATTCCAAAAGGTAGAAGTAGATTCCAACCTAAGCTGGTCCGTAAACAAAATGAGTGGAGATACTCTTCTCTCACAGAAGCCTTACTTGCCTCTGAAGATATGTATGACGTTGAACCTCAAACGCACAAAGACAGTGTTTCCGCAAGAGACAATGCGATTATTATCAATAAGCAATTTGAAGTAGATATTGATCGTGTTGAGTTCATAGATAAATATGTTCGTACTGCAGTTGATGAAGGTGTTGTTATTGTTCGTACAGGATGGGAATTCGAAGAAGAGATCATTGAGGTTACTAAGCCGGTAATGATTCCTGTTATGAATCCACAAGCTCAACAACAACTTCAACAAGCATACCAGGCTGTTCAACAAGGTCAATTAGACCCAATGCAGTTCCAAATGATGCAGAAACAAGCTCAGAGTCAAATGACTGAGATGGAGTCTGGAGAGTATGAAACAATTGAAGAAACAGCTACTATATACAATAGACCTACAGTTGAAGTTTGTGACTACGACAAGGTTCTGTTGGATCCAACTTGTGGTGGAGATATTACTAAAGCTGGGCTAGTAGCTTATCAGTTTCAAACATCAAGAGCCGAATTAAGGGAAGATCCTAAATACAGCAATGTGGATGCTATAGCTGATGATGACGAAGAAACACTTTCAGAATCAAATGCCGATAAAGAATCCTTCAACTATGATGACTTAGCTCGTAAGAAAATTGATGCTATGGAATATTGGGGAGACTGGGACATTCATGATGATGGAACACTTGTAGCAATTGTAGCAACGTATGTTGGTTCTGTTATGGTCAGACTTGAGGAGAATCCATTCCCGGATCAAAGACCTCCTTTTACTAAAGTAGTGTACCTTCCTAAACGTGGCAATGTATATGGTGGAGAACCAGATGCAGTTCTTATTGAAGAACACCAAGATATTATAGGTGCTGTTACTCGTGGTATGATTGACCTTATGGGTAAATCAGCCAATGCTCAGCAGGGTATCTCAGCAAATGCACTTGATCCTGCACAAAAAATCAGGTTTGAGCAGGGTAAAGACTACCTATTTAATCCGGACGTGGATCCAACTAAAGCATTCTTTATGAGTACATATCCTGAGATTCCGAACTCTGCTATGGAAATGATTCAGTTTCAGGAACGTGGTGCTGAAGCATTAACGTCAGTTAGAGCTTTCTCATCTACTCAAGGTGGAAATGCTATGGGTTCAACTGCAACAGCAGTTAAAACAGCATCTGATGCTACCAGCAAGAGAGAGATGGCAATCCTTCGTAGATTGTCAACCGGTCTTGTAGAAATAGGTAGGAAAATACTTGCAATGAATGCAATGAACCTTGAAGATGAAGAGGTAATTAGAATCACAGATGAAGAAGAAGTTACTATATCAAGAGAGACTCTTGATGGTAAATTTGATTTACGTCTTTCAGTTTCAACTCCTGAAGTAGATATGGAGCAGGCTCAAGATCTTGGTTTTATGCTACAAACAATTGGACCAAATATGGATCCTGGTCTTCAAAGTGTTATACTTGGTAAGATAGCTAGGCTCAAGAAGATGCCTGAACTTGCTAAGCGTATTGAAGAATATAAACCAGAACCAGATCCGATGGAAGAACATATTAAAGAACTTCAAGCTGCGTTACTAGAAGCACAAGTTAAGAATGAGCAAGCTAAAGGTACTGAGAATGAAGCTGATACTGAACTCAAGTATGCAAAAGCAGAGAGTGAGAAAGCGAAAGCAAGAGCACTAGATTCCACAGCAGATATGACTGACCTTGACTTTGTGCAGAAGAAAGATGGTACTCAGGAAGCCAGAGGAGAAGCAGGTAAAAATGCTGATCATAGACGAGCAGGAGAAATGGAAAATCAGAAAGCAGTCAACTCAATCGACGACCAAAGAGTCTCTGCTGCATTAGATAGAGACAATCCTCTTTATGGTTCACACTCTCCAACTCCGGAAAAAGGAGGAGAGGGAAAGCTGGGAAAGCCTAAAGTGTTCAATGCCAACAATCATTATCAAAAGAGTGTAGATAACATTCTTCCTGGCATGGACACACCACAGGAAAACCTACAAGATCAACTGGTTCTCAAAGGAGCCGGAAGACCGATAACGTAACATTAAGCTGTAGTTATGCTATAATTCATGCATAAACCAAACTAAACCAAACAAAAGGAAGAACCAATGAGCGACCAAACATTAGAACAAGCAGAGAGACAAATCGAAATATCTATTCAAGAGGCACAAGCCATGGTTGATAAAAAAGATATGATGAATAAGCTTTTGGCAACAAAGGAATTTAATACTCTGTTTACTACAGGATACATGGAACAAGAATCAACAAGACTCGTAAGTCTTCTAGCTGATTCTGAGTGGCAATCCGATGAGAAGCAGGCAGAGTTACTTAATGATATGAGAGCAATCTCTTCACTTAGACAGTATATCATGAGTATTCGCTCACGAGGAAACCAAATGGAAAG